GCTTGAGAACGTCCGGCCTGACGAGGACTGGGCACAGACCAACAAGAAGGCGCTGCCCGCTATGATGCCGCACGGCTCATTTGTCAGCCGTCGCGCCGATGGCATTATGACCCACAGTGGCCTGGTTCAAATTGACATCGACGCCAAACACCAGGGGCAGGGGTTTAATGCCGAATCCATCGCCGAAGAGCTGGGACAACAGTCTTTTGTCGTGGCTGCTGGCCTCTCATGCAGTGGCGCGGGCGTTTATGCCCTGGCGGCTGTCGAAGGCATCACGCAGGACAACCACAGCGACAAAGCGCGGCAGGTCATCGAGCTAATTGAGACGTGCTTTGAGCTGCGTGTGGACAGTCCTGTGTCGGTCAACCTTGCGTCGCTCCGGTTCGCGTCACCCTACGCGCCATTCATCAACTTGGACGTAACACCTTTTGTCGTATGAAGACGTTCCACACCACTACCATTCGGCTCACGGAAGACCTCGAGCTGAATGTCGAGTACATCCACCACCCAGCCGAGCCTTCGCCTGACCGTGACGTACCGGGCGAGCCTGAGATGTTCGAAGTTGACAGCGTTTGGCTCTACGAAGTCAGCACGCGCAACGTCATCGACGTGACCGACCTTGAAAGCACGCTGTACCAGCACGACGACATCCTCCGTCAAATCGAAGAAAAGCACTACTCATGACATCCGCACAAATGAAGAAGTGGCTGCAATGGCGCAAAGACCTCGGCCTGCCACCAGTACCCGTCGAGAAGTTGAACGAGATGTTGAACAAGGACAACCTCGTCGTTATCGACAACCCGCGCACTGTAACCTTGATGCGTAAGCACTCGTATCTGTGGGGACTAATAACCTTTTACCGATCAGTGAAATGAGCCAAGAAGACAGCACCCCAATGAAGCAGCTATTCGAGTACATCGAAGATGGCACGAAGCTGCACAACATCGTGAGCATGAAGAGCCTGTTCATGCAGTATGAGCGCGTTTGGCTGGCCAAGCACCTGAGCCAAGCATCGAACACCGACAAGGCAGACGAGATCATCAAAGCCATCTACGAGCGATGACGCACGGAAGCCTTTTCAGCGGCATAGGAGGCTTTGAACTTGCCGCGCGGTGGTGTGGCTTCACGAATGTCTTTTCGTGCGAATTAGAGCCGTTCAATCGGCGTGTGTTGCATCATCACTTTCCCGAATCAGATTTGCACAATGACATTAAAGAAATGGACGCAACTCAGTATCATGGACGAGTTGACATCATCAGCGGCGGATTCCCATGCCAACCTTACAGCGTCGCAGGCAAGCGATTGGGCAAGGAAGACGAGCGCCACTTGTGGCCGGAAATGCTGCGCATCATTCGAGAAGTTGCCCCGGCCTACGTTGTGGGCGAAAATGTTCGCGGCCTTGTTAATTGGTCGGAAGGAATGGTCTTCGAGGAGGTGTGTGCTGATTTGGAAGCTGAAGGGTACGACGTTCAACCGTTCATTCTTCCTGCTGCGGGCGTCGGTGCTCCACACAAACGAGACCGAGTTTGGTTTGTTGCCTACTCCAACAACCGACGAGCGGGACGCGAAGTATCAGCAGGGCGGGACGAATTTACGGGCGGCACTGAAAGGAATGCTACCAACACCCAACGCGATGGACTGGAACACGGCACGGAGCGAAGAGGCGTTAGCCAAAGCGAAAGAGAAGCACGGCAGCGCGTTGCAGGACACATTACGTCAAAGAGCTGGGCAGGGTTCCCAACTGAATCCCCGGTTTGTGGCGGAGATGATGGGCTTCCCGCCGAACTGGACGGAATCACCTTTCCAAAGTGGAGAGCAAACAGCATCAAGGCCTACGGGAACGCCATAGTTCCGCAAGTGGCGTATCAGATTTTTGACACCATCAAACAGATGAACCAATGAACAAGGAAGAACTCAAAGAGTTGGCCGCACGCTACGGCATGAAGGGCAACCATTTCCACGCAGACAGTCGTGGCTTCATCATCGTAACCCGGCAGGGCATCGAACACATCCAGCACCAGCTGAACATTGACGTGAAGCTTGAGGCGTTTTTGCCGTGGTCAAATGCCGAAGAAGGCCGCTACGTTGTGCAGTGCTTCGCACGGCGGCCGATGCCATACGGCGGCGAGTTGACTGTGCAGACGTTTGGCGAGGTGTCAAAGGCCAATAACCGGAACGCGTACCCCGTGGCGATGGCAGAGAAGCGTGCGTTGAGCCGTGCCGTGCTGAAGTTGGCAGGCCTGTACAAGGAAGGCGTGTATGGCGAGGACGAAATCGAAAACACAGAGAAATGACTGAACTTATCATTTTGGCGGTGGCGCTGGCCGTGGGCTGGGCACTGTCTCCATACTGCCAACCTGAGGACGACATCGTTAACATCGAGCGCGACTGATGGAATACAAAGAATTCATTGAAAGCAAAAAGCGCAAGTTTGCGGAATGCGGATTTGACGCTAAGCGACTGAACAGTTCATTGTTCCCGTTTCAGCGTGACATTGTGCGCAAGGCGCTGAAGCGAGGTAAGTACGCCATATTCGCTGATTGCGGACTGGGCAAGACATTCATGCAGCTCGAATGGGCGCATCGCATTTCGGTTCGCGAAAAAAGACCTGTTCTGCTGCTTTGCCCACTGGCTGTTGGTGCTCAAACAATAAGAGAGGCTGAGCGATTTGGGATTGACGCGCAAAAGTATCCACACGGATTAGTCCAGGTGATTAACTACGACCAAATCGACAACATAGATGCCAGCAAATTTGCAGGCGTAGTGCTTGACGAGTCGAGCATTTTGAAAAACATGCAAGGCAAGATGAGAAACGCTATCATCAGCAAATTTGCAGACACAAAGTACAAGCTGGCATGCACCGCAACACCGTCTCCGAATGATCCAGTAGAGCTTGGCAATCATTCTGAATTTTTGGACGTCATGAAGATGACCGAAATGAGCGCGATGTACTTCGTTCATGACGGCGGCAATACGAACAAGTGGCGACTCAAAAAACACGCGACTGAACAGTTCTATCAATGGGTTGGTAGTTGGGCCAGCGTGCTCCGCAAGCCGTCGGACATTGGGTATGCAGACGACGGATACGAGCTGCCTGATCTGCATTTCTTTGAGACAGTTGTCGAGACCGGCAACAGAGACAACGGACTGCTGTTTAATGATGTGGCGGTATCAGCAACCAACTTTAATCAAGAGCTGCGGCTGACAAAGGTCAGCAGGATGCAGGAGGCCGTGGAGATTGTGCAGGCATCGGACGAGCCGTTCATTGTGTGGATCCGGCAGAACGAGGAGGGCGAAATGGTGCGCAAGCTCATCCCGGATGCGGTCGAGGTCAAAGGCAGCGACAAACCGGAACATAAGGAGCAGGCGTTTCTTGACTTCATCGATGGCAAGTTTCGAGTGCTGGTGACGAAGCCGAAGATTGCGCAGTTCGGATTGAACTTTCAGCATTGCCGCAATCAGGTCTTTGCTGCGCTCGACTTCAGCTTTGAGGGCTTGTATCAAGCAATCCGTAGAAGCTACCGATTTGGGCAGCGAAATGAAGTCAACATCTACATCATCAGCACCGATACAATGGAGAACGTGGCGCAATCAATCAAGCGCAAACAGAATCAATTTGAAGAGATGAACAAAGCAATGACAGATGTAATCAACGGCATGGATCCCGTGGACGATACCGTCTACAATACCGAGGATGATGGCTGCGAATGGTACGACATACGCAATGGCGACAGCGTGCAGTTGATTCAGCAGCTTGAGGACGAGAGCGTCGGGTTCAGCGTATTTTCGCCTCCATTTGCAGACCTGTATACATACAGTTCATTTGCTGAGGATATGGGCAATAGCGCGAATTGGGAAGAGTTTCTGGTGCACTTTGACTTTCTCGTTGGTGAGCTGTATCGAATCCTGCAAAGCGGGCGCAATGTGGCGGTTCACTGCATGGACTTGATGGTCAAGAAAGGCGTTGAAGGGTATCGGGGAATGCGCGACTTCAGCGGCATGATTCGCGAGGCATTTGAGAAGCACGGGTTCATTTATCACAGTCGAATCACGATTTGGAAAGATCCAGTCATTCAGATGCAACGAACCAAGGCCATCGAACTGCTGCATAAGCAGGTGAAAAAAGACAGCACTATGAGCGCTGTGGGGCTGCCTGATTATGTGCTCGTATTTAGAAAGGATGGCGAGCGGAACAATCCAGTCACTAACGTCGACCTGCCGGTTGACTTGTGGCAAAAGTACGCTAGTCCGGTGTGGATGGACATTAACCAAACCAACACGCTGCAATACACCACCGCTCGAGACAACCGCGACGAGAAGCACATTTGTCCGCTACAGCTCGACACAATCGAGCGTCTCATCCATTTGTACACGAACAAAGGAGACGTGGTGTTCACTCCGTTTCTGGGTATTGGGTCAGAGGCGTATCAAGCGGTGAAAATGGGGCGGCGGGCAATCGGATTTGAACTGAAGCCGTCATATTATCACGTCGCACGCCAGAATATGCGGTCAATTGTTGAGTCAAAGAATCAGCCGACGCTGTTCTGATGGACTATGAACTGGACGACGACCTCAACGCTTTATTTGACCGGGCGGAGGAGAATGCGGTGGCGCATGACTGGAACTGGCGGACGCGTGCGCTTCGCTTATTTGACAGCTCGACCTGCATCGACGAGGAACACCTTGAGGATGACATTGCAACAGGAGAGTGGAGCGAGGAAGAGCAGCGACGACTGTTTACCCGACTCCGACTGAATCAAACCCGGCCAATTGACCGCCCTAATTGGGGCAAGTTAGAATTGGCGAAATGGATGAAATCAATTTGGAATGGCTAATCAATTCACCAAGACAAGCGAGTTGCCATGGGAGATTTGGTGCAATTGTGTGTTTCCCAAGCAATCAGGAATTTATAGGATTGACTGGCATGATCGCGGGTATTTCTACATAGGAAAGTCGACAAATCTAAGGTCGAGACAATTGAGCCATCTTCGAGAATTAAGAAAAGGCAAGCATACAAATCCAGTAATTCAAAGGCTGTATGATAAATATGGCCACATATCAATGCACTGGAGTGTGGTCGGATTTTGTGAAAAAAGTAAGTTATCACAAAACGAAAAAGCAATACTTGAATTGTATTGGCCAGACCCAAAATTGGTGAACATAAAAAGAGAGTCTCAGGGGCTGCCCAAAAAACAGCAATGGCAAAAAAAGTTTGTACTGATGAATTGCTGGTCAATGCAGCCTGTTTGGTTTAGCAGTAAACGAGAAGCGCAAAAAGTTTTAGGCTGGTCGCACGATAGGACAAGGCAAAAAAATTTTCAAAATCATCAATTAGATTATGTATTTACAGACAGTTTAGAAAAAGCGCGTGAATACTGCGTCCAGCGCAGGCTGGCATACTCTAAAGACGGAATAGTCTGGAATGGCGTTTGGTATACATCTGTTTCAGACGCGCACAGGGCTCTGAGTCCTAAATGGTCTTTAGGTTACTTTAATCGCTTAATACATAGCCAAAACATTAAATCAGATAAAGAGCATGAAGCATGGAAAAGGAAAAATAGAAACAAACGCGGTGTAATCTTTGAGGGCAAGGTCTACCCAACTTTTGAAGACGCGCGAGACGAAAGCGGAATTACATGCGTGTCTTTAGATCATTTTAGAAGATACGTAAAAAGATATGGGTGTAAGACAGCGCAGGATGTTGAAGCTCTTGCCAGCGCTCCAAGAAACGGCGCACCAATAGGTAAGGAACATTTATTTACGTGGGGTAAGGGCTCAAAGCAGCTATGGTACAGGCCTAATTGTTACTTGGTGGCCTATGTAAACGGAAGATGGTACCCCAGCGTATCAGACGCAATACAAGCAATTTATAACTATTATGATGAACAAGATTGAACTAACAGCGGACGTTGTCCGCGTGAAAGAGCCGCAGACGTTCGCGAGCGGCAGTCA